CATCATCAATTGATGGTAATTGGTTAGGTTCAGGAGGACTTGGAATAAACTCTGGTTCTGCTGTTAAGGCGAGTGGTTCATTTACCACAATCGAGGATGGTGGAGATAATTGGTTTGCTATTGGAAGACCTGGAAAAAATAAAGGTTTCTCAGTATTTCATATGACAGGTTCACCTCAAGCAGACCTTATAACAGATACATCAAATATAATGGGTGTAGGAAGTTCATCAACATTTTGGGGAACATCAACACAACCTGGATGGGGTGAAACAGGATATCATTTTTATATAACAACTGGTTCAGCTACATCAGCATCAATTTGTGATTATTTATTTAAATCAGCTTCAACACACGGACATACAGGATTATCCGCAAGTATGCCTACTCCCAATGTTATTCATCAATTTGATGTATTTGCAGGACAATATGGACCTGTAGATGTATTAGTTGATGGTTCTGAAAAATTACACGGAGCTAAACTGAGTGGTTCATATGCAATTGCATCTGGTTCAACTAATATTGTGACAAGACCTGTTGGAATAAGACATTTCAGAGGTGGTGCGGATTTTGGAACTTGGAAACACGCAAGTACTTCTGGTAGTACAGTTGCAACAGAAGAAAATCACGGAGGAAAATTTTTAACACCATTTAAATTACATACAATAGCCGATGGTGCGATTTTAAATAATAATGTAGGTGCACCGGCTGGTACAAATGGTATTTTAGCTAATGGTAGTATTAATAATATAAGATATGAAATTAGTGGGGTAGATAAAGACAAAGGTACATTTAATTTAATAATTAGGTCAGGTGCTGATACAGATAAGAGAAAACAAGTATTAGAAACTTGGAATAATGTGTCATTAGACCCTAATTCTCAGAACTATCTTGCAAAAGTTGTCGGAGACCAATATAACACTATAAATCAAAGTGATACAAGTGACCCATTCATTCAACCATTTGGACTATATCCAAATAAATCTAAATATGTAAGAGTTGAAATTATTGAAAATACTGTTGATTATTTAGATGAAAGTGGTGAAGTTAGGTCTGGAATTTTATCAGCCTCTCTTCCTGGTATGGTTACTGGTTCAATGCCGAGTTCAGGTTCTGAAGCAGGTTCATTTAAAGGTGGGTCAGATGGTACGATAATTGCTGAACCAGCTGGATATTATGAAAATATCACTACTACTAACAATCAAGGATTGAATATGGCTGACGGTGCTACTAAAACAAATTATGAGGTGGCTTTAAATCTATTAGCAAATTCAGATGAATATGATTTTAATTTAATGTTACTTCCTGGTATAATTGATAGTTTAGGTAATCACACATCATTAATTTCAAAGGCTATTGATGTATGTGAACAAAGAGGTGATGCATTCTTAATCGTTGACCCAGTTCCAAAAGGAACAACAAATATATCAACTGTCGTGACACAGGGTAAAACGAGAGATTCTAATTACGCTGCAATGTATTGGCCTTGGGTTCAAGTTAGAGATAGACAAATTGGAAGTTTAAGATGGGTGCCGCCTTCAGTAATAATGGCTGGTATTTATTCTAATAATGATAAAATTGGTCATCCATGGTTTGCACCAGCAGGTTTAAACAGAGGTTTAGTATCAACAGCGATACAAGCTGAAAGAAAACTAACTCACGGGAATAGAGATGATTTATATGCTTCTAATATTAATCCATTAGCTACATTTACAACACCAGATATTCCACAGGGACAAGGTGTAGTAGTATGGGGTCAAAAGACTCTACAGAAAAAATCAAGTGCTCTTGATAGAGTAAATGTAAGAAGATTAATGATTAAAGTTAAGAAATTCATCGCTGCTTCTTCCAGATTCTTAGTGTTTGAACAGAATACGATTCAAACGAGAAATAGATTCTTGAACATTGCTAATCCATTCTTGGAACAAGTTCAAGCTCAAAGTGGTGTTTCAGCTTTTAAAGTAATAATGGATGATACAAATAATACTCCTGATTTGGTAGATAGAAATATTCTATACGGTCAAATATTTGTACAACCTACAAGAACTGCCGAGTTTATTATATTAGACTTTACAGTTCAACCTACTGGAGCTACATTCCCTGGTGAATAAGTTCAAAAGAAAGTGAAATAAAAGAAAGCCAATAGGAATATTGGCTTTTTTTTACGGATTTTTATTTTTAATTGATATTTATATATGAAAATATAAAGTAGATAATTTGTTTACTTTATACAAAAAAGATACAAAAAAGAATACGAATTAGGAGAAAAATAATGGCTGAATTATTAGATGCTAATGAGATAATGTTTACACCCTTCGAACCTAAACTAAAGAATAGGTTTATTATGAGAATTGACGGTGTTCCTGCCTATCTGATTAAGACTATCAACCGACCAACTATTGAATTTGATGAAGTAGTACTTGAACATATGAATGTAACAAGATATGTTAAAGGTAAAGGTCGTTGGAGTACATTGGATATAACACTATATGACCCAGTAGTTCCTTCTGCCGCACAAGCAGTAATGGAATGGGTAAGATTACATCACGAATCCGTGACTGGAAGAGATGGTTATTCTGACTTTTACAAAAAAGATATTGACTTCAACTTGTTAGGTCCTGTTGGAGATATTGTAGAAGAATGGACACTAAAGGGTGCCTACATCGCTTCAGCCACATTCGGAGATTTGGATTTCGCTTCAAGCGACCCTGCTGAAATATCACTAACTTTACGATATGATTACGCAATCTTACAATTCTAATCGAAGGATAAGACATAAAACTCAATAAAAGTTAATAAAAGTTAAAAAAACCCTTAATAATAAACAAAAATTAAGGGTTTTTTTATTTTGTATATATTTATATATGAATTAGTTAAAAGAGGTTATATGAAAACTACATTTAATGAGATAATTGAAAAGGTTTTAAAACACGAGGGTGGTTATGTAAACGACCCAAAAGATATGGGTGGTGAAACTAAATATGGAATTACCAAAAGGTTTTATCCCGATATTGACATAAAAAATCTAACAATAGAACAAGCTAAAGAAATATATCATAATGATTATTGGAAACCATCTAAATGTGATAAAGTTCCTTCGCATTTAAGACATATATACTTTGATATGTGTGTTAATTTTGGTAGAGGGGGAGCTGTGAAAGTATTACAACAATCGGCTGTTTCGAAAGGTCATAAAATTGATGTTGATGGTGGAATAGGACCAGCTACATTAAAAGCGATACAGAACCTTGAACTTGATAGAGTTAGAGCATATCGTGTTTTAAGATTTGCAAATTTAGTAATTAAAAAACCAGACCAAGAGAAATTTTGGTTAGGGTGGTTCAGAAGAGCCACCGAAGTATAAACAACAACGAGGAGAAATAACATGAGTTCAAGTAATGAATTATATGAACAGATAGAGAATGCCTTTAACGATTTTTCAGAAAATCATAAGAAATTTACAGATAAAGGTGTAAAAGCAGCTGGTGGAAGAGCAAGAAAAGCTATCGGTGAAGTTAAGAAATTAGTTACAGATTACAGAAAAGCGTCTGTATCTGAATCAAAATCATAGGAGAGTAATAAAATGGCTGGACAAAAAACAGGACAAACACCGGAATTTAAATTTCCGAGTGAAGTTGTAGATTTACCGAGTAAAGGTAAATGTTATGCGAAAGACCATCCTTGTTCTAACGGAAAGATTGAAATTAAATATATGACCGCGAGAGAAGAGGATATTCTTACTTCCCAAAACCTTATTAAAAAAGGTTTGGTGATTGATAAATTATTAGATTCACTTATTCTTACACCTGGTGTAAGTTGTGACAGTCTAATGTTAGGTGATAAGAATGCAGTAATGGTTGCGGCAAGGATACTTGCATACGGACCTGAATATTCTTGTGAGGTTGTAAATCCCAATAATGGTGAAAAGGTAAAACATGAATTTAATTTAGCTGATTGTCCATTTAAGGAATTACCTGCGAATGTAGAGTATTCTGAAAATCAATTTATATTTACATTACCTGTAGCTCAATACGATGTACTATTTAAGTTACTATCAGGTGCAGAAGAGAAAGAAATTACTGCAGAATTAAATGCGAGAAAGAAATTAGGTTCTCAAATATCACCTGAATTAACAACAAGACTTCGTAAAGCTATAATATCAATCAATGGTGACAATTCACCCGCGGCACTTAATGTGGGTGTAGATAATATGTTGTCAAAAGATTCTTACGCTTTAAGACAGGAAATTCAAAGAATTACACCTGATATTGAAATGCGACAAGAAGTTATTATAGAAGGAGAATCCGTCACGGTAGATATACCAATGACGGTAGAGTTTCTTTGGCCTCAGACCAGAGCATAGAAAAAATATACACGAAGAAATTTTTGCATTATGCTACCACTCACAAGGTGGTTTCGTACACAGTGATGTGTACTCAATGCCTGTATATTTAAGAAGATTTTATGTTCAATGCTTGTTAAAAGCTAAAAAAGATGAGGAAAAACAAATGAATAAGGCAAATAAAAAGCCTTCATCACAACCAAGTAGACCTGCGATTAATCGTTCGGCCCCAAGCAGGTCTGCACCTGGTAGAAGATAATATAGATAAATATCTAACAAAAATTCCCTTATTTGATATTTATATATGAAGTTATATAGTAGAAAACCGTATCGGAGAATATTATGTCATATATGAATAAAGAAAGTATAATCAACGAATCATTCTTTAAACTTTTTGAAGAGGATAATAATCTCAATGAAGGAGCTTGGGAATTATTTAAAAGATACTTGCGCGGTGATAAAGATTATATGAAAAAAG